AGCCTAAAGAAACCACAGAAGAGATAGAAGAAGTTGAAGAGGTAGAAGAAGTTGAAGAAGAAACTCCTAAAGAAATAGAAGAAACTGAAGAAGAAATCAAAGAAGAACCAAAAAAAGAAATTAAAAAAGAAGAACCAAAAAAAGAAATTAAAAAAGAATCTTCAGCTAAAGAAAAAGCAGCAAGTAAAATAGTTAAAAAGATTGATGATAAAGCTAGATATGATGATGCTGCTCAAACTAAAACTTTAATAGTTATGCAAATATTAGGTAATACTAAATCTTTTTTTGACACACAAAACAAAATATTAGATGTAGAAGGTTTCTTTACTAAAGAAACTTTACCTGATACAATGTTACCAAATAACAACATAGCACAATATTTAATGTTTGGAGGCAGTGACGGTCTTATGGATCAAATGATAGACAGTCAATACGAATAATATGGAAGCTGAATT